CACGGGAATATCTGCGGCAGCGGGCTTGTAATGGGTTAAGTGATAACAGATGTCTGGAAATATAGGGGCAAATCCAAAACGGGAATAGCCGGTGGAGATTTCGAGGATGAATTCGAAGTGGATGATGATGCAACACCAGATGAAATACAGGATGAAGCTAAAGATATTTTCTTTAACTACTGCAATTACTCATATCACGAAATAAAAGACGAAGAGGAAGAGCAAAATGGCTGATTTTGGTTCAACTAAATACAACGTCAGTTTTGAAGCATGGCATGAACTGTTAATGGACTATGCAGAGTTACGTGGTGGCAGTGCTGCTGATGCTGAAGCATGGCGTGATGATTATGAAGCAGGAAAAACTCCGGTCGAAGCATATTGTGATGAGTGGGGCGATGAATGAGCGAGATTAATTATCAGGAAGGGCATGAAACGGCAGGGCAGGCAAAACCAGTTGCATGGCGATATCGCTACGTGAAAAAAGACGTTACAGACTTTCAGGGGAAGCCGTGGGCTGGTGACTGGAAATATGTACCGACAAAAGAGGATTGTAACGACAGGCCGAACTATGAAATTCAGGCCTTATTCATCGGCCCGCCAGTCCCGGTGACATCAGAAGGACTGGTTAAAGCCGTGCGCTTTTATGAACAGGTAAAGCGTGAGAATCCGCCAGTCGAAACAGGAGCATGGAAGGATGCTGTTGACTGGGTGCTCAGAGAGGCCTGTTGCGCTGCCATTCTGGGTAAAGCCGACAATCCACCAGCATCCGGCAATCAGGTTAGCGAATTAACAATGTGGGTTAAACGACTGGTCAGTCAACTGAAAAAAGCTCAGTCGGACTGCAAATTACCGGAGAAGGCGATGGATTACCTGAAACGAAATGGACTGATAAGCGTGGAGGATGTTTTACGATGAATATTTAGACTAAAGAGTTTGTAACGCTATGTAAGTGATTTTTTCTGGTTTAGATATTTATATGTCCGGCCAAATTGAGGTGTGTTTAAATGTTATTGCACATTGATTGTAGGGGGGGATAATGAAAAACGCATTGCAGTTTTTGTTTGTTGCGTTCTGGTTGTTCGCATCATGTATGCCCATCATCTTCACAGCAAGGTATATGGAAAAAATTGATGTTTTGATATTAATGTTTGGACATATAAATGCCCTTTTTTTAGGGGTGTTCATGGCGGTCATGTGCATTGAATACTGGCGGTAAATACAGCGAACGCCATTGGTTTAGTTGGATATTTACTGTGCCGGACAAAAACGGTTTGCGGGGAAATCTTAGTTAAGTAGAATAACTGCGGGTGCTTGAGGCTATCTGTCTCAGGCATGAACACCAAAAGGCAGATAGAGAAAAGCCCCAGTTAACATTACGCGTCCGGCAAGACGCTTAACATTAATCTGAGGCTCAATCTATGAACGGCAAATCTAGGTTAGCCTCTTACGCGCCGAAAGGCAAGGAGAAGCAGGCTATGAAGCAGCAAAAGGCGATGTTAATCGCCCTGATCGTCATCTGTTTAACCGTCATAGTGACGGCACTGGTAACGAGGAAAGACCTCTGCGAGGTACGAATCCGAACCGGCCAGACGGAGGTCGCTGTCTTCACAGCTTACGAACCTGAGGAGTAAGAGACCAGGCGAGGGGGAAATCCCTCGCCACCTCTCATGTGTCAGGCATCCTCAACGCACCCGCACTAAACCCGCTTCGGCGGGTTTTTTGTTGCGTTCTGAATACGCAGGGTGAAAAATAACCATATATTTGATTATATACACAACACAAAATAAAAGTCATTGTACCTGCACATTAAATAATCAAATATACGGCGTGAAATAAATATTTTTCAGATTAATATTTTTGTCTCTATGTGGATATAACCTTTTGTACTTATAAACCTGGAGGCATCGTGGAAAAAATAAAGAAACTATTTAGTAGCAAATACGCAGTCATACGTCGTGATGACCTGTCAGTTATAGTCGAAATGGATTACTTCCCTGAAATCCCAAAATCAATGATGTATCGTAATGGTCGAAAGGCAATTTTTTTACCGATGAGGGTAAGTGACATTATGGGAAATGATAAACTGCCGGATGAATTGCGAGTCAGAGCATCCTGTTAGTATTGGCATTAATTCTGTTATACTACATAATGGGCTGAACACCCATTCTACTGCGCCAGCGGAGAACTACGATGGCGCATATACAACTGGTCAAACAAACCTCTTCCGGATTACTTCTCCCGGCGACGCCGGAGAGTTGCGATTTTTTGCATCAAATCAAAATAGGTGAGTGGATACACGCAGACTTTAAGCGTGTGCGTAACTACGCATTTCACAAGCGTTTTTTTAAACTCCTGCAACTGGGATTCGATTACTGGACTCCAAGCGGTGGGGTGATCACGCCTCGAGAACGAGAACTGGTATCAGGTTTCGTTGAGTACCTGTGCGAATCAGTAGGTCGGGAACATACGCCAGCTCTGAGCGAAGCCGCAGAGCAATATCTGAATACAGTTGCGACACGCAGAACCCGGGATACGGCATTGCTAAAGTCGTTTGAGGCTTTCCGCGAGTGGGTAACCATTCAGGCCGGATTTTACACCGAGCATATTTATCCTGATGGTAGTCGTGGGCGCAGGGCAAAATCTATCGCATTTGCGAACATGGACGAAACCGAGTTTCAGCAGGTTTATAAATCTGTACTGAATGTGCTGTGGAACTGGATCCTGTTCCGTAAATTTTCCTCTCCGGAGGAAGTCGAAAATGTGGCCGTACAGTTACTGGAGTTTGCGTAATGGTGGATTTACGTAAAGCGGCGCGGGGGCAGATGTGCACCGTCAGAATTTCTGGCTACTGCAATCACAATCCCGAAACTTCTGTGCTGGCGCATTACAGGCTGGCGGGGACGTGCGGAACAGCGACAAAACCACACGATATGCAGGCAGCGATTGCCTGCAGCTCATGCCACGATTTAATCGACGGGCGGGTAAAAACCAGCGATTACACCAAAGAAGAATTACGCCTGATGCATGCAGAAGGTGTTTTTCGCACACAAGAAATCTGGAGAAAGGAAGGTTATTTATGATTTACCCAACAAATACAGGCAAAAGCGGGGAACACCTTCGTCTCACCACGCTGGAAAGTGTCTGGATTCAGGGAAAACTGCGCATGTGGGGGCGCTGGTCGTATATTGGCGGCGGTAAGACGGGAAATATGTTTAACCGGTTACTGGTTTCGAAAAAGCTGACGAAAACAGCAGTTAATGAGGTTTTACGCAGAATGAAGAAATCCGGGCTGGAAAAACCGGAACTTGAGGCATTTTTTCGGGATATGACAAGAGGAAAGCAGAAGAGCTGGTTGTCACATTGTACAGACACAGAGGCGTTGATTATTGATCGCGTTATCAGTGAGGTGCTTGGGGAATATCCCGGGCTAATCAATGTTCTCCGGCAAAGGTACGAAGGACGGGGAATGAGCAAACTGAAAATGGCCGAAAGGTTAAATGCAGATCATCCTGATTGGTCGTTGGTTACGTGCAGACGCCGAATTGATCAATGGTTGGGGGTATCTGAATTTATGTTATATGCCCCCATGCGCATGGCTTTTGTTACAGAGAAAAATGTTGCAAACTGATCAATAAACTGCTTCAATCCGTATAAGCTTCGCAAAGCTGTATCGCGAGGCGAAACGCAAGTTTTTTTCGCACAAGGAAGCCACCGGAAGGTGGTTTTTTTGTGTCCGCGATATACAGTAGCGCAATAAATTCGCTGGTGGTTATTAATACCGTTCTTTCAGCTTGCTGGCTTTTTCTACAAGAGTTATTGGTGTGTCACGTTAACCGAAAAAGGGAAAAAGACATGCTAAAACAGCAGGATATGACCGAAACCGCCAGAGTGGTGTTTAATGAGTTAAGCGTCACCGAACCGGCGACAGTCGGGGAGATTGCACAGAATACTTACCTTTCACGCGAACGCTGCCAGTTAATACTGACCCAGCTTGTTATGGCGGGTCTGGCAGACTATCAGTTTGGTTGTTACAGACACCTTCAGTCCTGAAGGCTTTTTTATTTGTGGTAAATTGGCGGCTGGTGGGTGTGGTGGTTGTTGCTTTCCCGTTGCTGAAAAAGAAAACGCCAGACTGTTAGCCGGGTATCAGTTATCTGGAGAAATTTTTAAATACCTCACAATTCAGGCGGTTGACTGTTGTCTGGTTTGCGGGGAGTTTGTTAAAAGAAACTGGCATGGTGAATCCCCCTGAGCGGAGGGGCGACTGGTGACGGTATAATCTCTGATTATCAAAACGAGAATGACGCGGGTTTAGTGGCACCGGGCTGAACTTACCGGGAGGCACCCGGCACCATGTGCATGATGATACAGATACGCGGCTTTAGCCCCTCTCCGGAGGGGCTTTCTTGTGGGCAAAAAAAGCCCGAGTGGGTTCGGGAAACAGCATGAGATATACATTTTTATAATCGAATGGATTTTAACCAGAATTCATAAGGCTGCGCAACTGCGCGGTCTTTTTCGAATTGCGGGCTGTCGTCTCTCTTCTGCCATTGTCCTGTAACTTCCGGACTTCAGCCCGCTCCTTATTTTACTCACAATATTATCCCGGCCGGGAGGATTCATGGCATTTAAACACTATGACGTGGTCAGGGCGGCATCGCCGTCAGACCTTGCGGATGCGCTTGCTCAAAAAATTCGTGAAGGATGGCAACCATACGGCGGGCCGTTTTCTTCGTATACGGATGATGGCGCAGCACTTATTCAGGCGATTGTCGCAGAAGGTAATGTCACCACACCTGTGGTGGTGAAGCCGTCGGATGGAGAAGGCGCAGTTATCAGCACCACCAGCAACCCGGAGTATTACTTTGTTGTTGCCCTGGCCGGGCAGTCAAACGGTATGGCGTATGGTGAAGGGCTTCCGCTGCCGGAGACATATGACCGTCCGGACCCGCGTATTAAACAGCTGGCGCGTCGCAGCACTGTCACGCCGGGTGGTGCGTCCTGTAACTACAATGACATTATTCCTGCGGACCACTGCCTGCATGATGTTCAGGATTTGAGTAAGTTTTCACACCCGAAAGCCAGCGCAGCTCAGTATGGATGCGTGGGGCAGGGATTACATATCGCGAAGAAATTGTTGCCGTTTATTCCGGCGAATGCCGGTATTCTTCTGGTTCCGTGCTGCCGTGGTGGTTCTGCATTTTTGGCGGGCGATGAAGGTACCTTCAGCGAATCCACCGGCGCAAGCGAGACCTCGGCACGCTGGGGTGTTGATAAGCCACTGTACAAGGACCTGCTTACCCGTACTCAGGCCGCACTGAAGGCCAACCCTAAAAATATTCTGCTTGCAGTGGTCTGGATGCAGGGCGAGTTTGATTTGAAACAGGGTGCATACGCCACTCAGCCGGGGCTGTTTGATTCCATGGTGGAAAAATATCGTTCTGACCTGTCGGAATTCGGAGGTCAGTGTCTCGGGGGCTCTCCGTCATCAGTTCCCTGGATTTGTGGCGACACGACCTACTACTGGAAGCAGACTTATTCTTCGCAATACGATGCGGTGTATGGTGCATACAAGACGAAATCCGCAAAAAAAATCTTCTTTGTGCCGTTTATGACGGATGAAAACGGGCGAAATGTGGGTACCAACGAGCCGTCAGAAGATCCGGATGTTGCGGATATTGGGTATTACGGAGCCGGTGGTCGAACGGACGCCAAAACCTGGACGACGGCTGACCGTAAAACGCATTTTGGATCATGGGCACGTCGTGGGATTATTTCCGACCGTCTGGCAACGGCGATTCTTGTGCATGCCGGGAGAAACGCTGAATTCATTACCGGAAAACAGCCTGATACGGTGAAGCCCACCGGACCTTCCGGTGAAGGTACGGAGAGAGAGCCGGAAGCCCCGGTCAGTAACCGAACCCTGATGAGTCTGCTGGCGTCCGGCGAAGACCTGGCATCACAGGGCTGGCGCTATTATCACAAACCGGCGAGCGGAGACAATGTTAACAAAAACATTGCTGAAGCGGTGGTCAGTGATGCGGGGGCTACGGGAGGTAAGGCCCTGCAACTGAATAAACCGGAAAACCACATCTGGTTTCTGGAGCATGATGCAGCCGGACAGGGAGTGGAGTTACTGAAGAAGGGGGGACGTGTGAGCGTACGGTTTAAGTTGCCGGGTTCACTGGTGCCGAATCAGTTTGCCCTGGGCATTTACTGGCAGTTGTCGTCCCTGCCGGAGGGAGTGACGCTGGCAGAGGAAGGCAACGACATGCTGATGTCCTTCTTCCTGCAGACGGATGCGACGAACCTGAACGCGATGCACCACAAGAAGCCGAATGCGAAGCTGGATACGTTCGGGGTCTTTGATAACGGATGGCACACACTGGCTTTTGAGTTTGCCGGAAACAACAGCATTCAGGTGACGCCGGTACTGGATGAGAAACGGGGGACGCCGTTCACACTGGTGAAATCTCCGGCATCAGGGGCGGCGGACAAACTGCAACTGACAGGCATATCAAAGGCGGCGACATATACGCTGCTGATTGACAGTGTGAAGGTGGAAGTGAACAACGCGGATGCTGCGGCATGATAAAAAAAGGCCGCCAGCGGCAGGAATGGAAGCTGGCGGAGGTAATCCCAATGGAGAATGTAAAGAAAAGATGCTTTCGTATATCGGTTTTTTAAATGAAAACAGTTCTCATTGTCAACCATAACGGTAAGAAATTATGACATTTATTCATCAGGTGATGCTGTACTTCTGTACGGCAGTCTGTGTTATGTATCTTCTTTCGGGTGGGTACAGGGCAGTGCGCGATTTCTGGCGCAGGCAGATTGATAAAAGGGCCGCTGAGAGAATCAGCGCCAGTCAGTCAGCCGGAAGCAAACCCGAAGATCCGCTCATTCCGTAGTCACTTTCTTGACAACACCTTTCAACGAGAAAATCCCATGTCAGAAATCACATCCCTGGTCACTGCTGAGGCAGTGAAGGAAGTCCTGCGCTCTGAAGAAGTCCGGAGTGCACTGAAACAGAAACTCCGCCAGAACCTTGAGGCGCGTCTTGATGCAGAAGTGGATGCCATTCTGGATGAGCTGCTGGGCGTACCAGCGGTTCCGGAGCCGGAAGGTATCGCGGGTGACGGGAGTGCTTCAGATGGCGTCGGGTCTCAGCCTGACGGTAGTGAAGAGCCTCAGCCTGACGGCGAAATGATGATGTAACCATGCGCAGGGGGTGTCGGTGTGAGCTGATGCCCCACTTGTTGTTGTGAGCTTCCGGATTGCGGGAGACGGGGTATGTACCAGATGGAAAAAATCACAACAGGTGTGTCATACACCACGTCAGCGGTGGGAACGGGCTACTGGTTCCTGCAGTTGCTGGACAGGGTTTCCCCGTCTCAGTGGGCGGCAATAGGCGTGCTGGGGAGTCTGCTGTTTGGGCTGCTGACGTACCTGACTAACCTGTATTTCAAAATCAGAGAGGACCGGCGTAAGGCGGCGCGGGGAGAGTAAAGCGATGAAGAAAAAATACGAACTGGTTGTTAAAGGGATAAATAATTACCCGGATAAGATTACTGTTACTGTGGTACTGGAAATTGGTGGGTATCCGTCACTGTTGTTGCCAGATGTGGCGATTAGTCTTGACCGTACTGAAGGTGCCACGCTGGAGTTTTACGAAGCTGAGGCGAAAAAGCAGGCGAAGCAGTTTTTCATGGATGTTGCTGCCGGGTTATGTGAAGGGGATGGTCCGTTGCCGGAAAAGCGCCCCGTAATTTTAGAGGCGCAGAATGTGTTGATAACCTACAAAGGAAAGCTACCGGGAAGAATTACTGGTTCTCTGAAGATGCCGCCGTCAACACTGCGGTCAGAAAAAGAGGCGTCTTGTCTGCAGTCTGAGTACTCCATTACGGTTAAAAGTGCCGGAGAGGAAGGAAATAAACGTTATTTTATTGCGTCTGCACCTGATAAAGATCAGGAATGGGAGTGTAACCGGCCATCCTTTGTTGTATACGGAGATGGCGGGAAAATAACCATCTCAGAAAATGGGAAATTAACACCGCCATCGCACCAGCATAGTGAGGCGCTCATTGAATTTGCCATTGATTACCTGAAGAACAATAAAAAGCAGGGGCTGATGAAGCGCATTGGTCGTTGCATGGGATATCTGCAGGTAGCAGCTGAGATTGAAATGATGGCCAGTGGTGCTGACAATGATGCAGTTGTGCTGGAGGCTCTTCTGCGTGATTTTGATAATACGCCCTTTAAGAAAGCACCTGTTGACTGGATGCAGCCGGGGATGACTTATCTGAAAGGGCGTATATAAGGTGGCTCGTTATCTGTTGCTGGATAATCGACTGAAGATGCGTTCTTTTTGTGTTTTTGCGTAATGATTGTCCCACTCACAATCAAGGTAGCTTAATTCTTCATTCAACCAGTTATTTATATTGGTCTTAATACGCATAAGCATGGGCTGTGTTAATGCTCTGGCGATAATGCCGAGAGTCACAGGTGTGAGATGTCCATACGGCTCAGCCTGAATGGATTTTACTGCATCGTGTTCTTGTGGGAGGAGTAAGAGGCACTCTGATTTTACCCGCTCATTTATGGCTTGCAGGCATAAATCATAATTATGTTGATCGTTATGCATGGTTAATCCTCTACTGAAATTGTCAGATATATTTCAGCCATCAGGAAAAACGCCAGTGTCCTACCGCTGGCGGGCTGAAGATTTAACATATCCAGGGATTCGGAACCGATAAATCCTGATAAATATCCATGAACGCAAAAATCAAATACGGCCTGTCGGCTGCCGTTCTGGCGCTGATTGCCGCTGGTGCGCCTGCGCCTGACATTCTCGACCAGTTTCTGGATGAAAAGGAAGGTAACCACACCACGGCATACCGTGATGGCGCGGGTATCTGGACCATCTGCCGTGGAGCCACCCGGGTGGATGGTAAGCCTGTCCTCCCCGGCATGAAGTTGTCGAAGGAAAAATGCGACCAGGTTAACGCCATTGAGCGTGATAAGGCGCTGGCATGGGTGGCGAAAAACATCAAAGTGCCACTGACTGAACCACAGAAAGCGGGTATTGCGTCATTCTGCCCGTATAACATTGGCCCCGGTAAGTGTTTCCCGTCGACGTTTTATAAACGAATTAATGCAGGCGATCGCAGGGGAGCATGTGAGGCGATTCGCTGGTGGATTAAGGACGGTGGCAGAGACTGCCGTATTCGTTCAAATAACTGCTATGGACAGGTCTCACGGCGTGACCAGGAGAGCGCGCTGGCGTGCTGGGGAATTGACAAATAAGCAGAATATTTTGTTGAAAAATGACGTTGGCTAATGCGGACGGATAACACGAAATCCTGAGAACTGGCAAAACCTAAGTGAATAAAAGTAAAAACCCCGTTTGTTGGCTGCAAGCGGGGTTTTGTGTTTCCTGACTCTGGAAAAGTCAAAGGAGAAAGTGTGTTTGATTTTAGCAAACTGATTCGGGAGATTCGAGTGATGGCTGAAAAATTATCCACCTGGAAGTTCATTCTTATCTGGCTGGTGTTTGTGATTATGGCCTCCGGTTATTTCATCGGTCAGATACGCTGGTGGTGAAATGAACCGCGTACTGTGCGTGGTCATCATTGCCCTGCTGGTGGCCTGTGGTGCGCTTAGTCTGGGGCTGAATCATTACCGTGATAACGCCATAACCTACAAAGAGCAGCGCGATAAAAAAGTCAGTGAGCTGGAGCAGGCAAATGCAACCATTACTGATATGCAGCAGCGCCAGCGTGATGTTGCTGCACTCGATGAAAAATACTCAAGGGAGTTAGCTGATGCGAAAGCTGAAAATGATGCTCTGCGTGATGATATTGCCGCTGGTCGTCGTCGGTTGCGCATCAGAGCAGTCTGTCCAGCCGTGCGTGAAGCCACCGGCACCACCGGCGTGGATGATGCAGCCCGCCCCGGACTTACTGACGCCGCTCAACGGGATTATTTCACCCTCAGAGAGCGAATCGCAACCAGCGACAGAATGATTCGGGGATTGCAGGAATATATCCGCACCCAGTGCATTAAGTAGTCTTTTTATTATCCGGAGGATGTATGAAGAAATTACTGGTAACCGTAAAGCCCTTTAACGGAACAATTCCGTTCCGGGTTTTACAGCGTGGGCGTGTTCTGGCTGAAGGCACATTCAGTGGTAAATGCACGGAATGTTATTCACGAACATATGAAGTGGATGCCACGGATGAAGAAATCTCTGTTGAATGTGATCTGAATGCAAATATGGCGGGGATTGTATCAGCGACATTGTTGCCTGTTTCCTGAATGACATAGAATGTCTCCGGGTACCCAAAAAGGAGATAATTATGTTTATTGCGGAAGGATTAGAGCCAGATCCAATCAACAAAGGTTGGGTTAAAGGATGGGCTGTTGTTAAAGGATCGCCATGGCATCTTGTAGGCGTCTATGCAACAAAAGAGGTTGCCGAGACAAAAGCAAAAATGGTTGGCGATGGATATGAAGTGCATTACGGCTCTTATCGAAAGGGAAGCGATGATTTTGTATGGAGTGAGCAGTAACCTGATACCTGTGATTATTAAACCGCCTCATCATGGCGGTTTTTTTATGTCTGGCTGACGGGTCCTCCCGGTGGGGTGGGGCTGTACACGGGGCGGGCGGCGCGGAAAAAGGCGCATTTTTGTGATTTTATCGTCATCATCATCATAATGGTAACTTATTGTTTTTAATGTGTTTAGCATTAAAAAGATGATGATTGCGGTTGATTTTTGTTCGACATCTTTATATGGCGGCATTTCTTTACAAAAAAAGAGCCACTTTTGTTCAGCGGTTTATGTGGAGGGATGTAAATGGACGGCGAGCTGAAAAATATGAAGTTAAATATTAATCAACTGGCAGCCCTTTCAGGTCTGCACCGGCAGACTGTTGCCGCCAGAATGGCGGATGTTCCTCTTGCACCAGGCAGTAATGAAAAGAAAAAACTGTATCTCCTGACGGATTTGATTATTTCGTTGCTGGAAAAACCACCGACTTCCGAAGATGAAGAGATGAACCCACATGATCGGAAGGCATGGTATCAGTCCGAGCGCGAGCGTCTTAAATTTCAGCATGAAACTGTTCAGCTTGTGCCTGTCAGTGATGTCAGGCGGTCCTTTTCTGTCGTGGTGAAAGCGATAGTTCAGGTACTGGAAACCTGGCCTGACCGGCTGGAAAGGGACAGAGGGTGGACCGCATCACAACTGAATGAAGTACAGATTGTGGTTGATGAGATCCGCGACACACTGGAAAAGGCAGTCATTGACTGTTGTGATGAGGCCGATATGTGAATCAGGTGAACGAGAGCCATAGCCGCGCATCCGATATCTGGCGCGAAGTGGCCTCGCTGTTTCGCCCGCCCAGCCGGTTACCAGTAGCGGAAGCCATCAGGCGTTATATGCGGGTACCACGGGGAGCCAATACTTCCGGTCCGTGGGAGTCATCGCTGACGCCCTATATGATTGACCCTATTAATACATTATCAGCCCGTGAATATGACGCGGTGGTGTTTGTGGGACCTGCGCGAACCGGGAAAACCGAAGGGCTGATTGACGGCTGGATTGTGTACGGCATCATCTGTGATCCGGCGGATATGCTGGTGGTGCAAATGACCGAGACGAAGGCGCGGGAACACTCCAGAACGCGTCTTTCCAGAACGTTTCGTCACAGCCCGGAGGTCAGTAAGCGTCTCAGTCCTTCCCGTAATGACAACAACGTCCACGATAAAATGTTTCTTGACGGCTCCTTCCTGAAGATTGGCTGGCCGTCGATCACTGTATTTTCTTCTTCGGATTACCGTCGTGTGGCGCTGACGGATTATGACCGTTTCCCTGAAAACGTGGACGGGGAAGGGGATGCCTTCACCCTGGCATCAAAGCGTACCACCACCTTTATGTCCTCGGGGATGACCCTGGTCGAGAGTTCGCCGGGGCGGGATATCACTGACACCAAATGGCGCTGTGGCGGCGCACATGAGGCACCGCCAACAACGGGGATCCTGTCACTGTATAACCGGGGAGACCGCCGCCGGTGGTACTGGCCGTGTCCGCACTGCGGGGAATATTTTCAGCCGGTGATGGATAACATGACCGGATACCGGAATAACCCGGATTTTGTGGCTGCCGGTCAGGCTGCCCGTCTGATGTGTCCGCATTGTCGCGGGCTGATTGCCCCTGAGCAGAAACGCGAACTGAATAACAAAGGGATCTGGCTTCGTGAAGGTGAACGGGCGGTGGCGGACGGCAGTATCACCGGAACGCCACGAAATTCCCGGATTGCGTCATTCTGGATGGAGGGGCCGGCTGCGGCGTTTCAGACCTGGGAACAACTGATTTTTAAACTGCTGGCGGCAGAAGAAGAGTATGAGCGAACCGGCAGTGAAGAGACCCTGAAAGCGGTGGTGAACACCGATATCGGACGCCCCTATCTGCCCCGTTCAGCCACGGAACAGCGTAAAAGTGAACTGCTTGAACAGCGTGCCGAGCCGTTTCCCCGGCGATCTGTGCCGGATGGTGTGCGTTTTATTGAGGCAACGGTTGACGTACAGGGCGGTAAAAATCGCCGTTTTGTTGTGCAGATCACCGGATACGGAGAGCAGGGGGAACGCTGGATTGTTGATCGCTATAACATCCGGCATTCACTGCGCTGCAGTCCCAACGGTGAAAGTCTGCCGGTTGATCCGGCGGCATATCCGGAGGACTGGGATTTGTTGCTGACGGATGTGTTCCATAAAACATGGCCGCTGGCTTCTGATCCGGATGTGCGCATGCGTCTGATGGCCATGGCGGTGGATACGGGAGGGGAAGCCGGGGTGACAGATAACGCCTATCGTTTCTGGCGTCGTTGCCGGAGTGACGGACTGGGCAACAGGGTGTTTCTGTTCAAGGGGGATGGACTTCGCCGTGACAGGCTGATTAACCGTACCTTCCCGGATAATACCGGCAGAAGTGCCCGCCGTGCCAGAGCCAGTGGCGATGTCGCGCTGTGGCTGGTTCAGACGGATGCGTTTAAGGACCGTGTAAATAATGCCCTGTGGCGTGACACACCAGGGCCGAACTATATCCACTTTCCCGACTGGCTGGGGCGATGGTTTTACGATGAGCTGACCTATGAAGAGCGCGGCAGTGACGGAAAATGGCGAAAACCGGGCAGGGGAGCTAACGAGGCGTTTGACCTGCTGGTTTATGCGGATGCGCTTGCCGTTCTGCATGGTTACGAAAAGATCCGCTGGCCCTCCGCACCGGACTGGGCACAGCGGGAAACGTGGCTCGTCTTCCCGCAGGAGCGTTCTGGTGAAACGGTATCCCCGGAACTGACGGCCGGGGCAGAAAAACGCCGTCGCCGGAAGAAAAAACTGCGGACGGAGCGTGCGGAAGATAATCCATGGATAACATCAGGAGGCTGGTTGTGAGCACAGAAGAAGCCAGAGAAATGATACAGCGGTACCGTGAAGCGGAAATGGCCGTACTGGAGGGGAAGTCTGTCACCTTCAACGGACAGCAACTGACGCTGGAAAGCCTTTCTCAGATCCGCGCCGGACGTCAGGAGTGGGAACGCAGGCTTGCCGCGATGGTGAGCCGCAGGCGGGGAAAACCAGGATTTAAACTGGCGAGGTTTTAATGGCAATTATTGATGATGTGATAGGCGTGTTTTCCCCCGGGTGGAAAGCAGCCAGACTGCGTTCAAGGGCGTTAATCATGGCCTATGAGGCGGTGAAACCGACCCGGACACATAAAGCCCGGCGGGAAAATCGCTCTGCTGATCAGCTCAGTAAATACGGTGCGGTTTCCCTGCGGGAGCAGGCCCGTTTTCTGGATATCAATCATGACCTGGTGATTGGTGTGTTTGACAAGCTGGAAGAGCGGGTGATTGGTGCCAGGGGAATTATTGTGGAGCCTCAGCCATTACGAAAAAACGGGGAAATGGCGGCAGAGCTGGCTGCGGATATCCGCCGGTTGTGGGCTGAATGGTCCGTGAGTCCGGATGTGACAGGGCAGTATACCCGTCCCGTGCTTGAACGTTTACTGCTGCGGACCTGGCTGCGGGATGGTGAAGTGTTTGCGCAGATGGTCAGTGGTGCGGGAAACGGTCTGGAACGGACGGCGGGAGTGCCATTCTGGCTTGAGGCGATGGAGCCGGATTTTGTTCCCATGCGCACTGATGAATCCGCCGGGCTGAATCAGGGGGTTTTTCTTGATGAGTGGGGAAGACCGAAAAAATATCTGGTTTATAAAAATTATCCGGTCAGCGGTCGGCAGAGTGATACGAAAGAAATCGCTGCCGGAAAAATGATCCACCTGAAGTTCATACGCCGTCTGCATCAGACGCGAGGCTCATCCATGTTATCGGGGGTGCTGATGCGGATCAGTGCCCTTAAGGAATATGAGGATGCGGAACTGACGGCTGCGCGTATTGCCGCGGCGCTGGGACTGTATATCCGTAAAGGGGACGGACAGGACTATGAAGATCCGGGGATCAAAGATACCGACCGGGAAGTCCATATCACCCCGGGTATTATTTATGACGATTTGCGCAAGGGCGAGGATATCGGCATGGTCAAATCAGACCGTCCCAATCCCAACCTTGAAACTTTCCGCAACGGCCAGTTGCGTGCAGTGGCAGCGGGCAGTCGTCTGAGTTTTTCCAGTGCGGCGCGTAACTATAACGGCACCTACAGTGCCCAGCGGCAGGAGCTGGTCGAGTCCACGGATGGTTACCTGATCCTGCAGGACTGTTTTATTGGCGCGGTAACCCGCCCGGTGTACCGGACATGGCTGAATATGGTGGTTGCGGCAGGTCTGCTGAAAATTCCGGCGGATGTGGAGATGAAAACGCTATATAACGCGACGTATTCCGGTCCGGTGATGCCGTGGATCGACCCGGTTAAGGAAGCTGAAGCCTGGAGAATTCAGATCCGGGGTGGTGCAGCGACAGAATCTGACTGGGTGCGTGCCGGCGGGCGCAATCCGGATGAGGTCAAACGTCGCCGCAAGGCTGAAATTGATGAAAACAGCAGACTGGGGCTGGTCTTTGATACTGACCCCGTCAACGACAAAGGAGGCAACAGTGCCGGAACTGAACAACAGCGTCAGCAGGCCACCGACAGCCAGCATGAAGAATAAATCCTGGTTCAGGATGCAGGCGGGTGGTCAGGGTGAGGCGGATATTTATATTTATGACGAGATTGGTTTCTGGGGAGTTACCGCGAAGCAGTTTGTCAGCGATATGAATGCCATGGGTGATATCACCCACATTAATCTCCACATCAACTCACCGGGTGGCGATGTTTTTGAAGGCATCGCCATTTTTAATGCCCTGAAAAATCACGGTGCGGCCATTACCGTGTATGTGGATGGCGTTGCCGCCTCGATGGCATCCCTGATTGCGATGGCCGGTGACACGGTCATTATGCCGGAAAATGCCTTCATGATGATCCATAAACCCTGGGGGATCAGCGGTGGTGATGCGGAGAAAATGCGCACTTATGCCGAACGTCTGGACAAACTTGAGTCGGTTATGGTGCCGGTATATGCGCAGAAAACCGGAAAAACTACCGATGAAATTGCCGCCATGCTGGCGGATGAGACCTGGATGTCCGGTGCCGAGTGTCTGGCACACGGATTTGCAGACCAGGTGACGCCAGCCGTTAAGGCAATGGCATGTATTCAGTCAAAACGTACAGAGGAATTTAAAAAGATGCCGGAATCCATCCGAAATATGATCACGCAGCCATACAACAGTGCCCCGCGTGATACCACAGTGACAATCCCTGCACCGGCGGTAACAGAACCATCACCGGTACCGGCAGTGTCTGATGAGGCGACCATTCGCGCCCGCGTTATGGCTGAGCAGAAAGCCCGCATGTCAGGCATTAACGATCTGTTTGCCATGTTTGGCGGTCGCTATCAGGCGCTTCAGGCGCAGTGTGTGGCTGATCCTGACTGTTCGCTGGAAATGGCCCGTGAACGTCTGCTGAATGAAATGGGCAAGGAGTCATCGCCGACCAACAAAAACACACCGGCCCATATTTATGCCGGAAACGGCAATTTTGTGGGGGACGGGATCCGCCAGGCGATGCTGGCCCGTGCCGGATTTGAAAATGTCGAGAAGGATAACGCCTATAACGGGATGACCCTGCGTGAATGGGCTCGCATGTCACTGACGGAGCGCGGTATTGGGGTGGCCAGTTATAACCCCATGCAGATGGTCGGGCTGGCGCTGACGCACAGCACCTCTGATTTTGGCAATATTCTGCTGGATGTGTCGAACAAGGGGCTGATCCAGGGCTGGGAGGAATCAGAAGAAACCTTCCAGAAGTGGACCCGTAAGGGACGCCTGTCAGACTTCAAAACAGCGTATCGCGTGGGGATGGGCGGTTTTGGTTCTCTGCGCCAGGTTCGTGAGGGGGCGGAGTATAAATACATCACCACCTCAGATCGCAAGGAGACCATTGCACTGGCCACTTACGGGGAGATTTTCTCCATCACCCGCCAGGCCATTATCAATGATGATCTGAATATGCTGGTGGACGTGCCGATGAAGATGGGGCGTGCGGCGAAGGCAACGATTGGTGACCTGGTTTACAAGGTGCTGACGGATAACCCGAAACTGTCAGACGGTAAGGCGCTGTTCCATGCCGATCACAAAAATATTGCCACCGGTGGGATTTCCGTTTCCGGACTGGATGCGGCCCGTCAGATGATGCGCCTGCAGAAAGAAGGCGATCGCGCCCTGAATATCCGTCCGGCCTTTATGCTGGTACCGGTGGCACTGGAGACGGTGGCGAACCAGACCATCAAATCGGCCAGTGTGAAAGGGGCGGATGCAAACGCCGGTGTCATTAACCCCATCCAGAACTTTGCTGAGGTGATTGCAGAAGCGCGTCTTGATGCGGCAGATCCGAAAACCTGGTATCTGGCGGCGGCACAGGGCACTGACACCATTGAAGTGGCCTGGCTGGATGGTGTGGACACTCCATACATTGATCAGCAGGAAGGTTTCACCACTGACGGCATTGCCACAAAAATCCGTATTGATGCCGGAGTGGCACCACTTGACTGGCGCGGGCTGGTGCGTTCGTCGGTGGCCTGATAACCGAGTTATCACAATCACTGCCCGAAAGGGCTTTTTTTATGCCTGAAAAACAGCCCCACAGGGGCTGTCCGGAGAAACAGCATTATGGCGAAAAATTTTGTACAGGACGGTACCACCATTGAACTGGTGAATGCCGGAGATCAGACCATCCTGAGCGGTGCTGCGGTGGTGGTCGGCAGTATGGTGGCCGTGGCCATTACCGATATTCCTGCCGGTGATGCCGGTGACGGTTTTGCCGAAGGCGTGTTCCTTCTGCCCAAACAGTCTGCTGACGACATTCAGTCCGGCGCGGTGGTTTATCTGAAGGACGGGGTTGTGCAGCTGGCTGCAGAGGGTGCGGTGGCCGCGGGGGTAGCCTGGGAAAATGCTCCTGCAAACAGCGCCACTGTGGCGGTAAAAATCAATGTCTGATCTGTTTACGCGAATGTGTTGCCGGATGGACGGGGCGACCGTTCGGGTGATGGGCAAACAAGCGGAGATTAACGGCGTCGTGTATGACGTGATGCCTGAGGAAGAGTCCGCGGAGATGGGGGCGCTTTCGGGCAGCCAGTTGTCACTGGTGGTGTTTTCAGCCCGGTACCGTCCGGCCCGTCATGATGTTGTTGTGTTTGAGGGCCGTACACTGACGGTGACCCGTTATGACACGTACAACGGTAAACCCCGGATTTTTGTCGAACAGGAATGAGCATGGCAATAAAAGGTCTGGCGCAGGCCATGAAAAATCTGGATGCAATTGACCGCCGTGCCGTTCCCCGGGCCTCTGCCACGACACTGAACCGCGTGGCGGGGGCCATCATTGCGAAAACGGCCACTTCAGTTGCCAGGGAGCTGGCCGTTCCCCGCCGTCTTATCCGTGCCCGCATCCGGTTAAGTCCGGCACGACCGGATAAGGTTTATGCAAAGGTTTACATCAATACCGGCAACCTGCCTGCCATCAAACTGGGGGAGGCCCGCGTTCGACTTTCCCGCAGAAAACGGAGAAAGAAAGGACAGCGTGCGGCCCTGAAAGGGGGAGGCAGTGTGCTGATTGTGGGGAAAAGACGGATCCCGGACGCCTTTATCACCCGGCTGGCTAACGGACGCTGGCATGTGATGCAGCGTATGCCGTGGGCACCATCGTCCACCGGCGCTGACAGCAAAGGGAGGCCGAAACGCCACCGTCTGCCAATTGAAGTGGTGAAAATTCCGACTGCCGGACCGCTGGCAGAAACCTTTGAACGTGAACGGGACCGGATGTACCGGGAAAAATTACCAGTGCAGATGATGAAAGCCATGACGCATCAGTTACGCCTGGTGCTGAAAAGAAAATGACAGGGAGGGTGTATGAAACACCGTGAAATACGGGCGGCAGTTCTGTCTGCCCTGAAAGACAATATTTCTGAGCGGGTGAGCTGGTTTGACGGCCGCCCGGTTTTTATTGATGAACAGGAACTGCCTGCTGTTGCTGTTTACCTGACTGATGCGTCTGCTGCTGACGAGTTCGTTGATGAGGGGACCTGGGAGGCGACACTGCATATTGAAGTTTTTCTCAGGGCAAAAGAACCGGACTCGGCACTGGATATGTGGATGGAAGAGAAAATCCTTCCTGCGCTGGAGGCGGTTCCCGGCCTCAGTGCGTTACTGCTGAAGATGAATCTTCAGGGGTATGACTACCGCCGGGATGATGAGTTTATGATGTGGGGATCGGCAGATCTCCTGTGGAAAATTACCTACGAGATGTGAGGACGATATGGCAACACCAAATCCCCTGGAGCCGGTAAAAGGTGCCGGTACCACTCTGTGGGTTTACAACGGCAAGGCTGATGCTTATGCAAACCCGTTGTCAGACGATGACTGGCAGCGACTGGCTAAGGTGAAGGATCTGACGCCGGGCGAGATGACGGCTGAACCCTACGATGATAACTACCTGGATGATGAAGACGCGGACTGGACCGCGACCGGGCAGGGACAGAAATCTGCAGGTGATACCAGTTTTACGCTGGCCTGGAAACCGGGAGAGGAAGGTCAGAAAGGGCTTATAGGCTGGTTTGAAAGCGGCGATGTCCGGGCCTATAAAATCCGTTTTCCGAATGGCACGGTGGATGTGTTTCGTGGCTGGGTCAGCAGTATCGGTAAGGCCGTGACGGCGAAAGAAGTGATCACCCGCACGGTGAAAGTCACTAACGTGGGTAAACCTTCTGTAGCGGAAGAACGCAGCAAAATTACGCCGGTCACTGCGATTAAGGTAACGCCGACAGGTACGGTTGAAAAAGGGAAAACAACCACCCTGACCGTTACTGTGGAACCGGAAAATGCAACGGATAAGACATTCAGGGCGATTTCCGCCGATCCATCGAAAGCCACCATTAGCGTGAAAGATATGACGATTACTGTGACGGGGGTTAAGGATGGAAAAGTCAGCATCCCTGTGATTTCCGGTAATGGTCAGTTTGCTGCGGTGGCTGAAATTACCGTTAATAATGTGCCGGGTGGCTAAAGAGCTGAGAGATAAGCGATGTTCCTGAAAACAGAACAATTTGAATATAACGGTGTATCCGTCACGCTTTCTGAGCTGTCTGCGCTGCAGCGTATTGAGCATCTTGCCCTCCTGAAACGGCGGGCAGAAGAGGCTGAAGCCACCGGCAACCTGCAGGTGAGTGTGGAAGATCTTGTCAGAACCGGCGCGTTTCTGGTGGCGATGTCCCTGTGGCATAACCATCCACAGAAAACGCAGTCACCGTCAATGAATGAGGCCGTGATGAAGATAGAGCAGGAAGTGCTCACCACCTGGCCTGCCGATGCCATTGCCCGGGCGGAAGACGTGGTGTTGTGCCTGTCCGGGATGATCGAAGCTGTTCGTCCGGATAATGATATTACTGAAGTGGCGAAAAATAACACGCTGACTGATGATGATTTTTCTGCGGGAAAGTCTTCGACGGTGAGCTGAACTTTGCCCTCAGACTGGCGCGTGAGATGGGGAGACCCGACTGGCGCGCCATGCTTGCCGGGATGACATCCACCGAATATGCCGACTGGCACCGTTTTTACCGCACGCATTATTTTCAGGATACCCAGCTGGATATGCATTTTTCCGGGCTGACGTACGCTGTACTCAGCCTGTTTTTTTGCGATCCGGATATGCATCCCTCTGATTTCAGTCTGCTGGCACCCCGACGTGATGATGAGCAGACGGAGATGCCGGATGAGGACGATATGCTGATGCGGAAAGCGGCAGGTCTTTCTGGTGGTGTCCGCTTTGGGGCTGACGGGAAGGAAATCGTTATGGTCAGTGATGACATGCGGAGCAGTACAGAGGATGAAGCCATGCTGATGATGGTGTCTGAGGGAATTCCAGGAGGTGTACGCTATGGCGGGTAATTTTGCCGATCTGACAGCTGTTCTTACACTGGATTCAACCCGTTTTTCTGAAGAGGCTGCACGGGTAAAGAAAGAACTGGGTGAAACCAGTGACCTTGCGGATTTGATGGCCGGGCGTGTCAGCCAGTCTTTTAAGAAACAGGCCGCTGCTGTTGAGCAGGGCCTGAGCCGCCAGGCGCTGGCTGCACAAAAAGCCGGGATTTCCGTCGGGCAGTATAAAGCGGCCATGCGAACCCTGCCCGCACAGTTTACGGATATCGCCACGCAGCTTGCCGGTGGTCAGAATCCCTGGCTCATCCTGCTGCAACAGGGCGGTCAGGTGAAGGACTCCTTCGGCGGGATGATCCCCATGTTCCGGGGGCTTGCCGGTGCGATCACCCTGCCGATGGTCGGGGTCACCTCGCTGGCGGTGGCGACAGGTGCGCTGGTGTACGCCTGGTACCAGGGAGATTCCACGCTTTCAGCGTTTAATAAAACCCTGGTTCTTTCCGGTAATCAGTCCGGACTGACTGCCGATCGTATGCTGACTCTCTCAAGAGCCGGGCAGGCAGCAGGGCTGACGTTTAACCAGGCGAGAGAGTCACTGGCAGCCCTGGTGAATGCCGGTGTGCGTGGTGGTGAACAGTTTGATGCCATCAACCAGAGTGTCGCGCGTTTTGCGTCTGCATCCGGTGTGGAGGTGGATAAAGTCGCTGAAGCCTTCGGGAAGCTGACCACTGACCCGACGTCGGGACTGATGGCGATGGCGCGCCAGTTCCGTAACGTGACGGCAGAGCAGATTGCGTATGTTGCACAGCTGCAGCGTTCCGGAGACGAGGCCGGGGCATTGCAGGCGGCGAACGATATCGCCACGAAAGGCTTTGATGAGCAGACCCGTCGCCTGAAAGAAAACATGGGAACACTGGAGACCTGGGCGGATAAAACAGGGAAGGCATTCAAATCGATGTGGGATGCCATTCTGGATATCGGTCGTCCTGAATCCTCAGCGGATATGCTCGCCAGTGCGCAGAAGGCATTTGATGAGGCGGATAAAAAATGGCAGTGGTACCAGAGCCGGAGCCAGCGCCGGGGAAAGACCTCCTCTTTTCGTGCGAACCTTCAGGGGGCATGGGATGACCGGGAAAATGCCCGTCTGGGTCTGGCAGCGGCCACGCTGCAGTCGGATATGGAAAAAGCCGGTGAACTGGCGGCAAGGGACCGGGCTGAGCGTGAGGCGTCACAGCTGAAGTATACCGGAGAGGCGCAGAAGGCGTATGAGCGCCTGCAGACGCCGCTGGATAAATATACCGCCCGTCAGAAAGAGCTGAATAAGGCCCTGAAAGACGGAAAAATCCTGCAGGCGGATTACAACACGCTGATGGCGTCGGCGAAAAAGGACTATGAAGCGACGCTGAAAAAGCCGAAACAGTCCGGCGTGAAGGTGTCTGCGGGCGATCGTCAGGAAGACAGTGCTCATGCTGCCCTGCTGACGCTTCAGACTGAACTCCGGACGCTGGAGAAGCATGCCGGAGCAAATGAGAAAATCAGCCAGCAGCGCCGGGATTTGTGGAAGGCGGAGAGTCAGTTCGCGGTACTGGAGGAGGCGGCGCAACGTCGCCAGCTGTCTGCACAGGAGAAATCCCTGCTGGCGCATAAAGATGAGACGCTGGAGTACAAACGCCAGCTGGCTGCACTTGGCGACAAGGTTACGTATCAGGAGCGCCTGAACGCGCTGGCGCAGCAGGCGGATAAATTCGCACAGCAGCAACGGGCAAAACGGGCCGCCATTGATGCGAAAAGCCGGGGGCTGACTGACCGGCAGGCAGAACGGGAAGCCACGGAACAGCGCCTGAAGGAACAGTATGGCGATAATCCGCTGGCGCTGAATAACGTCATGTCAGAGCAGAAAAAGACCTGGGCGGCTGAAGACCAGCTTCGCGGGAGCTGGATGGCAGGCCTGAAGTCCGGCTGGAGTGAGTGGGAAGAGAGCGCCACGGACAGTATGTCGCAGGTAAAAAGTGCAGCCACGCAGACCTTTGATGGTATTGCACAGAATATGGCAGCGATGCTGACCGGCAGTGAGCAGAACTGGCGCAGCTTCACCCGTTCCGTGCTGTCCATGATGACAGAAATTCTGCTTAAGCAGGCAATGGTGGGGATTGTCGGGAGTATCGGCAGCGCCATTGGCGGGGCTGTTGGTGGCGGCGCATCCGCGTCAGGCGGTACAGCCATTCAGGCCGCTGCGGCGAAATTCCATTTTGCAACCGGAGGATTCACAGGAACCGGCGGCAAATATGAGCCAGCGGGGATTGTTCACCGTGGTGAATTTGTCTTCACGAAGGAGGCAACCAGCCGGATTGGCGTGGGGAATCTCTACCGGCTGATGCGCGGCTATGCCACCGGTGGTTATGTCGGTACACCGGGCAGTCTGGCTGACAGCCGGTCGCAGGCGTCCGGGACGTTTGAGCAGAATAACCATGTGGTGATTAACAACGACGGCACGAACGGGCAGATAGGTCCGGCTGCTCTGAAGGCGGTGTATGACATGGCCCGCAAGGGTGCCCGTGATGAAATTCAGACACAGATGCGTGATGGTGGCCTGTTCTCCGGAGGTGGACGATGAAGACCTTCCGCTGGAAAGTGAAACCCGGTATGGATGTGACATCGGCTCCTTCCGTCAGGGAGGTGCGCTTTGGTGATGGCTATTCCCAGCGTGCGCCTGCCGGGCTGAACGCTGACCTGAAAACGTACAGCGTGACGCTGTCTGTCTCCCGTGAGGAGGCCACGGCGCTGGAGTCGTTTCTGGCTGAGCACGGGGGCTGGAAGGCCTTTCTGTGGACGCCGCCTTATGGTTACAGGCAGATAAAGGTGACCTGCGCAAAATGGTCGTCGCAGGTCAGTATGTTGCGTGTTGAGTTCAGCGCAGAGTTTAAACAGGTGGTGAACTGATGCAGGATATCCGGCAGGAAACACTGAATGAATGCACCCGTGCGGAGCAGTCGGCCAGCGTGGTGCTCTGGGAAATCGACCTGACCGAGGTAGGCGGGGATCGCTACTTTTTCTGCAATGAGCAGAACGAGAAAGGAGAGTCTGTCACCTGGCAGAGTCGGCAGTATCAGGCCTATCCCATTCAGGGGAGTGGATTTGAGATGAACGGCAAGGGCAGTGCTGCCCGTCCGACACTGACGGTTTCTAACCTGCACGGCATGGTCACGGGGATGGCGGAAGACCTGCAGAGTCTGGTCGGCGGAACGGTGGTCAGGCGTAAGGTTTACGCCCGTTTTCTGGATGCGGTGAACTTCGTCAACGGA